GCTGGGAATTGAACCCAGTTTACCCCGTTATAAGCAGAGAGCATTAACCAATATGCGACAGTCCCTCAGGATCCTTCGTTGTTTTGCTCTGTGTATATTCGTATGAGTTCATCATCAGCAGGCACCATCACTGCCCTATCTCCACTCTCATTCTCTACGCCTATTGTCTCCCCCTTTTCAACTCTTTCCATCAGAGTTTCCCAATTGCTCTGCCAGTATTCCACAGAATAAAAATGCATCTTGTCATTATGTATAATGAAATTATGTGGCAGGTTCCTGTCGCCGCTACTCCTGAACCCACCAAAGGGGAGCACCGCAGCCATCAGACACGACCTACTAATGATAACACACCATGCGAATAAAACGCAAGGAGGATACTGCCGAGGATGGCACTTATAATTGTAGCAGTTTTATTGTGTTTGTCAATTGCTTTATCAATCATTTCCTGACACTCCTTTTTAGATACAAGGTGGTCAGGTATGATTTCATCCATCCTGTGAGGCATTTTTTAAATTATCCATAGGATCTGGTTGTCCCCCTACTATAGCACAAGCTCTTTTATAATAGAAGTTGTCTGTTGTGCCGTTTTCCTCAAACTTTTCTTTGATGATTGCCCAATTGGAGAATTCGTCTGGATGCATGGTAGAAAGAAAGTGTCTACATTACTATTTACTGTAGCAACTTGTTACAGTAATGTCAACTATGTGCATATCTTAACGAACATCAAAGTCCAATCGACGAACTTTACGTCTGCGTCTTTCTTCTTGATAGATAAGTTCCTGACTAGAGAAGTGACTATCAATCTTTCTCTCTACATTATTAGAGACCATTACAACTTTATCCAAGTCTTTGGCACCAATTTTATTATCCACAATACTCATCTGATTGGGACAACCACAGAACTGAATTTTACTGGTGCTTGTCAGTTCCTTTCTACACTCTTTGCATCTGATAGTAATCATTAGGCATACATTGAATTCGACATGGGCGAAGAGGGGATCGAACCCCCGACAACCTCCGTGTAAAGGAGACACTCTACCGCTGAGTTATTCGCCCGTAACATTACACTTATCCGTATGCTATATGGGCGTCACACCCAGTATACTGACAGTTTGTAATGGAGCAAGAGAGTAACCAACTCTCAATCACAGTGTGGTTAGCACCGTCGCGGGCGGACTCATCCCCCGTCACACTCCCCCGGCAGGATTCGAACCTGCGACCAGACGATTAACAGTCGTCGGCTCTACCGCTGAGCTACAGAGGATTGTTGTACTCTTTCTTTGTTTTGAAGTAGAGTTTATAATATCTCTTCTTCATTTCATTAAGAGTATCCATATCATCTTGAAACCCCATATATTTACATAGTTGGGACGACCCTTCCAATTCACTAATCAATCTTAGTATACTGACTGGGTGTCTTTCAAGTCCTCCAAAATCATACTCTGACATAACAAAAACTTGGAGAAAGCGGGTGATCGGGTTCGAACCGACGACATTCAGCTTGGAAGGCTGACGTTCTACCGCTGAACTACACCCGCATATAGGTGGGCCTTACACAAGAGAGGAGGTGGTGGTGGTCTCTCTTGATGCCCAGCGACTCAAGTAGGATTCGAACCTACGACCGACTGCTTAGAAGGCAGTTGCTCTATCCTGCTGAGCTATTGAGTCATAGGTAGGGGATTAACCCCTTTCAACACCATCGTTGTTTTCGACAAAATCATCATACTGTTTTTCTGTGATTTCGTCAAGTGATACAACTTCTAAATCTTCTTTGGGATCGAACCATTCATCAAATTCTGCCATGATGGCCATTTGATCGTAGATTCTTTCTACGCCCATTCCATTGTACTCTTCAACTTTACCAATTGCCCATTCACGAACTTCAAATACAATTTCTTCAGTCTTCACCATAATAATCTTTTCGGAAGTACCTGCTGAGGATGTTGCCATTGTAGTATGCAGGTCCTCCTGTGTCAAGGGATTCGGTGAGGACTCCGTTGAGGAAGAGTTGTTTTGTTTCTTCGAAGTTTGTTTTGCCAGGTGTTTTATGTAATGACAGGATAGTTCTACTAAAATTTTGTCTACCCAATCGTTCAATGTCTTCTTTAAGTTCCGGACAAGACCCATAATACTTTTTCCAGTCAGATTCTTTTTTTACTCGGCGTTTCTTTCCTGGAGGTTTTCGATGACTCCAAAAATACTTCCGCCCAATGTATTGTCGTTGGTTGGTGAGATTGGTAATGTTATAAACAAAACCATAGTAGTCGTGAACATCGTCACTAGTAAAAGGTCTCTCCAAATAGATCCATGGATTTTCATAATCAATATCGATACTCATCAATAATGTTTAATACCTTATCGAGATATTTATGTGCCATATCTCGATCTCCCTTCCACACGGTATCGGGTTCATCGTATACATCATTTTTTAATTTGAGTACACGATTTTTTAATTCTTCTTTCTTCAATTGATTCTTAGGCATACTCAATAGGGGAATCTCTTTCCCCTATTTAAACACAGTTTAGAGTTGGAAACCACTAAATGTGTCCTTTTTCACATCTTGCTTGATTCCACCAACCACATAGGACTCCACCTCAGTCTCCTGTGGTGCTACCTGAAGACCCTTAGAAGAGATCCAGTGTTGTGTCCAGGGGAGTGGATTGTTTTTAGCAGGAACATCATACTGTCTCTTCAAACCTATTGCAACTAAACGACGGTTTGCAATCCACTCAACATATTGCTGGAGTAGTTTATCGTTTAGACCGATCATAGATCCATCCTTGAACAGATAGTCTGCCCAACGTTTCTCCTCCATCACAGCACGATCAAATGCCTTGTAGGTCCACTCTTCCTCTTCCTTCATGATCTGCTTCATTTCAGGATCATCACCTGCCTTCCACTTGTTCAGAATATTCTGAGTGATTGCCAAGTGTTGGTTCTCGTCTCTTGCAATAAGAGAGATGATTTTAGCGGATCCCTCCATAAGTTTGAGTTCACCAAATGCAAAACTACAAGCGAAAGAAACATAAAAACGGATACCTTCCAGTATGTTGACATTAGCAACTGCTCTGTAAAGTTTACGTTTCAATTCATATCTATCAATTTGACCTGCATAATGACCCTCTTTAGCAAGTTCCCATAAAGTACTATTACCGTACTGTTGAGCACCTTGGATAAAGTCATCATATGCCTCTGTGACGCTGCTAGCACGCTCTAAAATACGTGGGTCAGTGACAATCTTATCGAAGACTTCTGAGGGGTCTGCATAGACGTTCTTGATGATGTAGGTGTAGGAGCGACTATGGATCATCTCCATAAATCCCCAGACCTCCATACACGCTTCTAGTTCGGGTAGACTGCAATAAGGTATAAAAGCCATCCCAGGACCACGCCCTTGTATGGAGTCAAGCATAATCTGATACTTGAGGTTGCTTGTATAGATATGCTTTTGTTCTGGACGAAGTGTTTGATAATCTCCACGATCTTTCTGTAATGATACTTCTTCTGGTCTCCAGAAATAACCCAACTGTTGAGTTGTAAGTTTGTCAAAGACTGGGTATTTGTACGAATCGTATCTCTGAATTCCCAGAGGTTTACCAAAGAACATTGGTTGCTTTTTGGTATTCACTGGTTCAGTGTTAAAGACCGTCATGCCCTTAACTTTTGTCATATTGTTGTCCTCTACGGAAGAAACTTTAAACTGCACAGGATTCACACTCTCCCTCCTCGGCGTGTTCTAGATCGGATAATAAACTTTCTAAATTCGGTTTTTCTTCTTCTACTTCATCTGATTTCAGATCGTTAGTATTCTGATAATATGAAGTTTTCCAACCGTACTTATATGTAGTCAAAAGATCATTTGCCATCACAGAAACCGGAACCTCATTATCATCAAAGTATTCAGGATTATAAGACCAGTTACCAGAGATTGCTTGGTCAAAGAATTTCTGCATTACAGCAACAACATTGATATAACCAGCATTATTTGGCATATCCCAAAGCAATGTATAGTTGTTTTTTAGTGTAACATACTGTGGAACAATTTGCTTAAGAGGTCCTTTCTTTGATTTTTTAATGGACAGGTAGTCTCTAGGTGGTTCGATTCCATTGGTTGCATTTGACACAACGGAACTGCTCTCCGATGGCATCTGTGCGGACAATGTTGAGTGTCGGAGTCCGAACTCGTTGATAGATGCCCTAAGACCCTCCCAATCATGCACTAACTCCTGGGTAGAAATTTCATCAACATCTTTTTTATATGTATCAATTGGAAGAATTCCATCAGCATACTTGGTGCGACCAAAGTTTTCACACCAACCTTTCTCTTTAGCAATTTGATTAGAAGACTTTAGGAGATAATATTGGAATGATTCGGAGAGTCCATGGACTGCATCCCATGCCTCCTGTGAGTCATACTTGTACCCCAACTTGGCGAGGTAATGTGCCAAACCAATAAATCCTACTCCAAGCGATCTACGTGCCTTTGTAGCGCGTTCTGCTGCCGCTACAGGATACTCTTGATAGTCAATCAATTCCTCAAGACCACGGACAGAAAGATCACAAAGATCTTCTAGTTCTTCATCAGATTTAATCTTTCCAACATTAACAGCAGAAAGAATACACAGTGCAATCTCACCCAACTCATCATCAATATGACTAATTGGATCTGTTGGTAGAGTAATCTCTTGACAGAGGTTACTCATATTAATCTTATCCTTAAAGGAGGAGTGACTATTACAGTGGTCGATGTTCATAATATACAGACGACCAGTCTCTGCTCTCTCCTTTAGGATATTCAGAATTAATTCTTGTGCGCCGATAGTCTTTCTTGGAACAGACTCATCTCGTTCAAACCCCACATATAGATCATCGAACCTGTCAGTACCAAAGGAATCATACAGACCCGGTACGTCATGCGGTGAGAACAAGCTAATTTCTCCATTCTGGATGAAACGCTCGTAGAAAAGTTTTGAAATTTGGATTGAGTAGTCAAGTTTGCGTACCCGATTGTCTTCTGTGCCTTTGTTGTTCTTGAGAACAATAATATCTTCTATTTCTTGGTGCCAGATAGGAAAGTGAACTGTAGCAGAACCACCTCTGATGCCGTTTTGAGTGCAGCATCGTACAGTTGATTCAAACTTTTTAAGGAAGGGGACCACGCCTGTGTGTTGTACCTCTCCGCCTCTGATTTTAGCGTTGATGCCACGGATTCGACCTGCGTTGATACCGATTCCTGCGCGTTGTGCAACGTATTTACCAATAGCCATGTCACTGCTAAAGATAGAATCGAGGGTGTCATCAACATCAACGAGAACACAACTCGCAAACTGACGCAATGGGGTTCTGACCCCTGCCATGATTGGCGTTGGGATGTTGAGTTTGTGTTTGGAGATTGCGTCATAATACCTTTTAACGTAAGACATTCGCATGTCTTTTGGATACTCTGAGAAAATTGTCAGAGCAATCATCATATACATGAACTGGGGAGTTTCATATACTCCACCATTACTTCTATCCTGCACTAGGTATTTATCCACAACCTGTCTTAGACCAGCATATGTGAATAAGAAATCACGTTCATGATCAATATAACCATCTGCCTTGGCAATTTCTTCTTTAGAATACTTGATAAAGATACCCTTATCATACACATCAGAATTTGTACAACTCATAATATGAGTTTCTAATGCAGGCATTTGACGCATCTTTCCATACAAACTCTTTCGTACAGAAAAAAGAAGAAGTCTAGCAGCAACAAATTGATAGTTGGGATGATCTAGATCAATGAGATCAGAAGCACTACGAATAAGAATCTCTTGGATTTCTGCAGTGGTAATTCCATCATAAAATTGAATACCCGATGTCATTTCAACTTGACTCGCAGAGACCCCTGCAAGACCAGTACATGCCTCCTCAACCATAAGATGCATCTTTTCTAGGTCAAGAGATTCAATTCTTCCGTCTCTTTTTTTAACTTTGGTGCCGTTGCTCATATTTTCTTCCAGGTATTGAATTTAAGTTTTGCTTCTAATCCAGAATATGTGTTTGATTCTATCACAGACTGCACATCCAGTCCAGACATCACCATATCATTTATATCCTTATCATCTATGCTTTCTGGCCAGATGACTACTGGTTGACCAGAATCGATGGTCTTAGAGATTCTGTTTGTAATCTCTCTGTTGCGGGGTTCGTTATCATAAATCCAAACAGGATTGCTAACCCCCCACTTATCAACATCAGCATCAGCGCCGCACATTGCAATCGAATTGCGAATGAACGTGCTGTCAAAAGGTCCTTCTGTAACATAGACTGGAGCATCTCTTCTGATGTTATCCAATCCGTAGATTTTTGGTGCGTCATCATCAAGCATCACGGTAATATATTTAACAGGGTTAGGACCGACAGATCTTCCTTGCAATCCAATTAATTTCTTTTCATAATAAAGAGGAATAATAATTCTCTCTTCATCATATCTCGTATCATCAAAAGTTGGTTTAAGTGTATTTACAAACTTCTTGAACTTTTCAGCATAATAGAATTGTGTTGGGTCAAGTTTCCTTGCAGTCAAATAACCGGCAGAGTTAGGATTCTCTGATGCTTTGGGCAATTTAATTTTTGTTTTAAATTTAGGTGCCTCAAACTTAATAACTGGTTCATCAATCACAAAGTTGCGACCAGTATGACCCTCCTTAAACTTCTCCATAACATATTGTTTATGAACAGCAGGGTCAACATGCTTCAAAAAGTTATTGAGAGACATCGAAGCACCACAATTATGGCACTTAAAGTTAGTATTCACCTTTACTGCGTAAAGATATCCCCGCATCTTAGACTTATTTTTCTTTGAGTCTCCACAAATTGGACACCGAAAGTTATAGAGATCTGCCTTTACTCTTTTAAATTTCTGAAGTTTAGAAGATACTAGTCCAATAAATTTTGAATCAATATGATCCATTCACGAAAGCAACTGCTGGTGACAGTATAGCACTCTCTGTGGAAGAAATCAACGGTTTCAAGGTTTTGATTGATTGTGGATTTGTTATGACAAGAATTGCTGCTAGTGCTCCCATACCAATCCAGAGTTTTTTCTCTAGTAATGATAGTCGTTTAGTAACACTGTCATGATCGCTGTCCATTTTATCACGGAGTTTGTCGATTTTATCAAACAATACTTCGTCAATCTCTTCTTGTTTAGA